AGCGTTACCAAGCGCCATCAGACGCGCCAACAACAATCATTGGTGCGGCTGACGTGTATCTGTCTGACTTCGGGACGCTAAATGTGGTTGCAAACCGCTTTAGCCCAGAGCGGACAGCATATCTACTCGACCCAGAGTACGCATCTGTATGCTACCTACGTCCAATCCAGAACGTCGAGTTGTCGAAAACTGGCGACGCCGAGAAGTCAATGGTTATCGCCGAGTTCGGCCTAAAGGTAACCAACGAAGCGGCGCACGCAGTTGTTGCGGACTTGAACGTATCATAAGACTGACGGGGCGGCTTCGGTCGCCCCTCTCATTTCTGGGAGATAGGCATGCCACAAAAGAGATTATTTGGACGCGATCCGCTTACCGGCATCACACAATATTGGCACGTTACTGACAAAGGCGAGTACGTGATCGAGACGCAGCAAGACGTCACGGCGATCGCGGAAGCAAACAAGCGTCAGTACAACGATACCCCCGACAAACACCGCGACGTCAACAAGGTGGCGTCAATCCCATTAAACGTGTATTATGACCTCAAGAGACGAGGCATTGCGGACGACCCGAAGAAGTTTAAGCAGTGGCTCAACGATCGAGATAACAGAGTATTTAGGACAAGGGCGGGCACGCTGTGAGCATTACAACTTATTCCGAGCTGAAGACGAGCATAGCTGACTGGTTGCTGCGCGACGATCTAACGTCCGTCATACCGTCATTCATTAGCTTATCCGAAGCTCAAATGAACCGCGACATCCGCGACCACCGCATGGTGAAGCGCGCGACGGCAAATATAGATACAGAGTATTTTGTAAAACCTACAGACTGGCTAGAAACAATACGTTTTCAAATAAATACTACTCCTATTGCAACTTTACTATTTGTAACGCCCGATCAAGCAGCGGAAGAAAAAGTAAATTTTAGCTCTTCTGGGAAGCCAAAGTTTTTTACAAATTTAGGGACGCAGATAGAGGTTATACCAACCCCAGACGCGACCTATGAAGCTGAGCTTGCGTATTACTCAAAAATACCTTCGCTATCAGACGTAACAACCTCAAACTGGCTTTTGTCATCAAATCCTGATATTTATTTATACGGAGCTCTCTTGCAAGCGGCGCCGTACTTGAATGATGACGGACGCATGAATGTTTGGGGTGGCCTTTACCGTCAAGGCGTTGAATCTTTGAAGGTACAAGATGAAAGAGCTAGGGTTGGCTCTTCAAGTTTAAGAATGCGCCCGCGGGCAATGGCATAGGAGAATAAAATGGCCACACTAGCAGATCGCGTATACGATAACGGTTTGACCGTTCTTGATACCGAAGCAAATCGCATTGATATTACCTCGCAAGAGGTGACGACATACACAGAGGCGACAAGCACATACACGCTTGGGAACTCAACTTCGCTTTCTATTGGCGCGCCCACTGATGGCGACACGTCTGGACGTAAGGTAACCGCAGCGGCAATTTCGGATGGATCAGTCACAAGCACTGGCACAGCGTCACACTTCGCAGTTGTTGACACTTCAAACAGCCGTCTACTTGCGACTGGGTCTTTATCAGCGTCTCAGTCTGTAACATCTGGTAATACGTTTACGCTGGCGGCGTTTGACATAGAAATTCCAGATCCAGCATAAGGTGACTTATGGTCGTTCTAGCAAATAGAGTAAAAGTCGCTACGGCGACCACAGGTACAGGGGCAATTACCCTTGGTTCAGCGGAAGATGGTTATCAGTCTTTCGCTGGCGGGGGTGTATCTGATGGTGATACAGTTCGTTATCTTATAGAAGACGGAAGTAACTGGGAAATTGGTTCTGGTGTATATACTGCAACTGGAACGATACTTTCACGCACAGTATCTGAGAGCAGTAATGCAGGTTCTGAAATCAGCTTATCAGGTTCAGCTATTGTGATGATAACGGCAACCGCTGAAGATTTAGCACTTGATGAAGATTACGGCCTTATCACTGGCACAGTCGCATCATTAGATGATTACGGGAGCATTGCATAATGGCAAAGCAAGTTCAATTTAGACGAGGCAGCACAAGTCAACATAGTACATTTACGGGTGCAGTAGGTGAAATTACTGTCGATACCGATAAGAACACGGCGGTTGTCCATGATGGGTCAACGGCTGGCGGTCATCCGCTTGCGACTTCGCTTGCCGATCTTGGCGTAACTGCATCAGCGGCAGACCTAAACACGACTGACGTAACCACACTAGGCACCGTTGAGGCGTCCAAGGTTGTCACTGCGGATGCGAATGGCGATGTTACGTTTCCTGACAATGAGAAAGCAGTGTTTGGCACTGGGTCTGACCTACAGATTTACCACAATGGATCGCACAGCAGAATTGTTGACAGTGGAACTGGCATGTTGATTTTGCAAGGGACGAATCTTGAGTTGCAAAATGGAGCAGGCACTGAAGTTTATCTAACGGCTACAGAAAATGCAGAAGTATCTTTAAGATATAACAACGCAGTTAAATTCGCCACAACCTCAGTAGGCGCAGACGTAACAGGCGAACTAATAGCCGACAGCTACAACGAAACCTACGGTGCGGTTACATCATCCTCTAACGCCACTACGGTGGACTGTGAGGCGGGTAACGCATTCAGCCACACACTCACAGAGAATACGACTTTCACGTTCTCTAACCCACCCGCCAGCGGCACTGCGTATAGCTTCAGCATTGAGATCATTCAGGATGCGTCTGCATCTGGTTACACAGTGACTTGGGATTCCGCTGTAGATTGGCCAGCAGCAACTGCACCTACGCTGACAGCGACTGCATCTGCAAAGGATGTCTTTGTGTTCTACACCAGAGACGGCGGCACAACATGGTATGGATTTACGGCTGGTCAAGCATTGGGGTAACTAATGGCTACTAAGAAAAAATTACTCCAAGCAGCGGCGGGTACGGCAGCGGCATCTGGTGGTGCAGGTGCGCTGAGCGTAGAGGATGTGTTTTCCACCTATCTCTATGAAGGTAACGGCGACACTCAAGTTATTGAGAATGGCATTAACCTTGGGCAATCTAATGGCAGTGGAGGTATAAGTCTAAATTTAAAACGGTTGAACTTAGGTACAGCTATTGAATTATCAGCAAACTTTACGATTGAGGCTTGGGTTTTTATCGAAGATGATCCTGAAAGTTATCTTAATATTTTAGGCACAAGTCTTGGTAGTGGTGATAACTTCCAGTTTGGTAAAGACTCTGACAATAGACTTACACTTTATAATGGCAGCACTTTTTTGGTTGGTAGTAGTGCTAACAATCAAATACCATTTGGGGAGTGGGTTCACGTTGCTGTGTCAAGAAGTGGGACCACAATATACTTTTTTGTAAATGGCACATTAAAAGGGACTGCTACAGATAGTACGACTTTTAGATGGCATCAAGTGGGCCAAGTTTGGGACACATACTACGAATGGGATGGGTATCTGTCAGGACTTAGAATCTTAGACGGAACCGCTCTTTATACATCAAGTTTTACTGCCCCTACTAGCAACCTAACAGCTATCACAAATACAGTGCTTCTGTTAGGGCAAGGCGATACCCCTCTCGTTGATGGGTCTACAAACTCTGTTTCTATTACAAATACAGGCGTAACAGCCTCTACCTTCGGCCCACACGATGCGGACGATGCTGGCGAAGGTGGGTTGGTTTGGCTGAAAGCCAGAAACCAAGCATACAATAATAATTTATTTGATACAGAAAGAGGCATTCAGTATAGACTAAATAGTAACACTACTAGTGCGCAAGCTTCAGCTGCCGCTCTGAGTGTTACTTCCTCTGGATTTGTGATCACTAGCGGTATTGCTGGTTACAATGGTTCTGGTGATGACCACGCCTCTTGGTCATTCCGCAAAGCCCCTAAGTTCTTTGATGTGGTGACTTATACTGGGAATGGTGTTTCTGGTAGAACTGTTAGTCATAACCTTGGTAGTGTGCCGGGGTGTATTATCGTTAAGTGTACCTCTAATGTACGAGATTGGTATGTATATCATAGAGGCTCAAATGGTGGAACAAATCCTGAGCAGTATAGATTAAGCTTAAATACCACAGCAGCAGCGGCAACTGAAACGGACGCTTGGAATAATACCGCCCCAACCAGTTCCGTTTTTACAGTAGGATCGGTCGGTAATGTCAATGCCAGTGGCTTTACCTACGTCGCCTACCTATTCGCCCACAACGATGGTGACGGTGAGTTCGGCCCTGATGGTGATGCTGATATTATCAAGTGTGGGAGTTTTACGGGTGCAGGTTATGGCGCAAGTGACGAGTTTAATGTTGATCTAGGATTTGAGCCACAGTGGATTATGTACAAAAGAACTGACAACTCTACTGGCGGCGGTTGGTTTATGGTTGATAACATGCGGGGCTGGCGTCCTGAGACATCCTCGAACTTTGAATATCTGCAAGCCCAAAGCTCAGATGCAGAGTCTCAAAGCGGTGCCCTTGGTATAAGGAGTGATGGTTTTAGAGTAAGAGAAGGATCAGGCAGACAGTATATCTACATAGCCATACGCCGTGGCCCAATGGCGGTGCCGACGGATGCGGCTGATGTGTTTGCGCCATATGTTACTTCATCTATTAGTAATACTGGTTCTTTAGCTACGCTTGCTGGTTATAATGTAGGTTTTCCAGCAGATTTAGCTATACAGAAAAATAAAGATGGAACTGATGGATGGTATGCTGGTGCACGACTTACTGGTACTAAATACTTAAAAACAGAAACAACCGCAGCGGAAGCATCTTCTTCGGCCGCTTGGTGGGATAGTAATGTTGCTACTTGGCAGCATTCAAGCAGTTATGGTACATACAACTGGAGGCGTGCGCCTAACTACTTTGATGTCGTTGCTTACTCAGGTACAGGAGCAAACAGAACAATAAGTCATAACCTTGGCGTTACTCCTGAGATGATTTGGGTTAAACGTAGGGATAGCACTGGTGATTGGATTGTTTATCACAAAGGTGTCGCAAGTGATCCTGAAACAGACTACTTAGTTTTAAATAGCACTGCCGCAGCAGCTGACAGCCGTTTCTTTTGGAACGACACCGCTCCAACAAGTTCTGTCTTTAGTATTGGGACAAACAATCAGGTTAATCAAAACGTGGGAACCTACATAGCCTACCTCTTTGCCTCACTTGATGGTGTATCCAAGGTGGGGAGTTATACTGGAACAGGTGCTGCTGGTAATCAAATAGACTGCGGGTTTAGTAATGGTGCTAGGTTTGTTTTGATTAAAGGCACTGATACAGCATTTGCATGGGTTGTGTTAGACACAGAACGTGGACTTGTAAGTGGCAGTGACAAAGCATTGTTTTTAAATTCAAATACTAGTGAAATTACATTTGACTACGCCGATCCATACTCAGCTGGATTTGAATTAAGCACTTCAAATATTGCAGTAAATGGTAGCGGCTATAATTACATCTTCTACGCAATCGCATAATCAAACTCATATGAAAGGATCAATCACATGAGTGAATACAGAAACAGAACAACAGGCGAAGTTAAGACGCAGGGGCAGTGGCGAGCAGCCAACCCCAACATGTCCCTGCCTCGTGTATGGAAAGCGGCAACCCTAGACGCACTAGACCTTGACCCAGTTCTACGCAGCCCAGCGGCTACCGTAGGCGACTATCAGGTGTCAGTGCGTGATGGCGTTGTCCAAGACGCAAACGGCAACTGGGTAGAAAACTACGTTGCTCGTGACATGTTCCAAGACACCACAGAGGATGGCGTTACGACAACTAAAGCAGAGCATGAAGCTGCGTATCAGGCACGACTAGACGCAGATAAAGCTGAAGCTAATCGTGCAGAGCGCAACAAACGTTTGGCAGAAACAGATTACTTTGCTTTGACTGATGTGACTATGGGTGCAGCGATGACGACTTATCGTCAGCAACTACGGGACATCACGGATCATGCCAACTGGCCTAATTTAAGTGAAGACGATTGGCCGACTAAACCATAAGGATTAACACATGCTTGGTTTTGGCCCATTAGCTTCCGCACCATTAGGCGATGACGTTGGTATCGCGAAAGTTGACTTAATTGCAGTCAGCATCACAGCCGCAGCTCCGTCTTTAGAATTGCCGAGCATTACGCAAGCACACTCTCTTGCGGCAGACGCCATAACGACTACGGCGCCCGTTGTAGACAGCATCTTGGCTTTGTATATTCACGATTTAACGCCAGTTGGGATTACCACTGGCGCACCTACTATCGACGCCCCGTCTACAACGGAAATAGACGTTCTTACGGCTAACGATATTACAGCGGGTGCGCCTGTCATTGATACTACGTCAATTGAACAGCAATACACAGCCAACGAAATCACAACTGGCGCGCCTACGGTTGACACGCCTGCGATTACGCAGGAGCATAATATTACGTTAAGTGATATTACTGGCACCGCCCCAGCGATTGACGCGCCATCAATTACTCAGGATCACGACCTGACGCCTGACGAAATAGCGACAGGCGTACCAAGCGTAGACAGTGCAGTCATGTCAACTGTCGATGTCCTCGGCTCAACGGAAATCACCACAGGTGCACCTGTGGTCGATGCTCCTGACTTAGGTGTGGTGCACGTAATAGCAGCAAGCGCCATTGCAAACGCTGCGCCGGTCATCGACAGCCCTGTCATTACGATTATTAACGTCTTTACGGCAGATGACATCGTCGCATCCACGCCGGTCGTCGATGCTCTTGTGCTATCTCAGAATAACGCGCTTGTGGCTAACGACATTAGCGTGCCATCATTCACGATTACCGCGCGCTTCTTCTGGGAGGATACCGACGAAACGCAGGAGACATGGATAACGACATCTGACACAGAAGAGACTTGGGTGGAGTTAAGTAGTGTAAGCACAGCGTGGAGTGACGCGGCGTAGACTTTACACGCTATTGAATGTAAACTGCGCTAAACAAAGGACTTGAGCATGGCAGATACAACGACAACAACTTACAGCTTAACTAAGCCAGAAGTCGGCGCGTCCGCCGATACTTGGGGTACAAAGCTAAACGCAAACCTTGATACTATTGACGACCTTTTAGACGGTACGACGGCGATTGCGCCAAATTTGACCGAGGGTTCATGGGAAGTGGGCGGAACGGCTATAACTACAACCGCTGCCGAGCTTAATACCTTAGACGGCGTCACAGCCACGACCGCTGAGCTTAATATTCTGGACGGCGATACAACAGCAACAGCAACTACAGTTGCAGATGCGGATCGCGTCGTCATGAATGACGCTGGCACAATGAAGCAAGTTGCTGTGACAGACTTGGCCACATACTTTACTGGCGACATTACATCGGTAGGCGCGCTAGGCAGTGGCAGTATTACGTCTGGTTTTGGCGCAATTGACAACGGGTCGTCCAACATCACGACAACCGGCACAGTGTCGTTTGGCACGCTGACAGACGCAACGATAAGCGTGACGTCGATCAAAGACGAAGACGATATGTCGTCGGATGACGCATCCGCGCTTGCGACGCAGCAATCGATCAAGGCGTATGTTGATGACAAGTCGATCACGCAGACGTCTGGGTCAGCGCCGTACTATGGCGCTCGTGCGTGGGTTAACTTTGAAGGCTCAGCGTCTGGCGCCACAATTCGCGGAAGCCAGAATGTGGCAAGCGTTACACGTAACGCCGCGGGTAATTACACAGTGACCCTAACAACGGCCATGCCTGACGCGAATTACGCAGTAGTTGTAAATGCGATGTCGTCTGACAACACGGCTGGAGTTAGATTTCACGGCGGATACCCAAGTTCGACAACCGAGGTAAATGTTTACGCTACTAGCGATAATAGAAGTGGCGGTGATTACCCAATGTGGAATGTAGTCATCTTTGGTTAGGAGTACGCTATGCCTCTGGTGAAGCTAGACATACCAGCCGGCGCGGTACGCAACGGCACAGAATACGAAACAGGCGGACGTTGGCGCGATATGTCGCTCGTCCGCTTTTACAATGGCGTACTACAGCCAATAAACGGATGGCGTAAGCGCGTTGCAAGTCAGCTTACTGGCATACCGCGCGCAATGCACACTTGGCGCGAGAACGATGGTACACGCTGGTTATCCGTTGGCACGAACTCAAAGCTCTATGCATTCGAAGCGGGCAACACGCTTAGCGATATTACGCCAGCAGACTTAACTGCTGGATCGGCGACACAGACAGGCTCTGTGGGTTACGGCGTTGGCTCATACGGCGACGACGAGTGGGGTGCGCCGCGTCCAGAGGCATCCACAACGCTAACAACGCCAGCGGCTGCGTGGAGCTTAGATAACTGGGGCGAGTACCTCGTGGGTGTCTTATCTAGCGACGGACGCATTTTCGAGTGGGACTTGGCGGCTAGTACCGCGTCTGTCATCGCCAACGCTCCTGTCGGCGTTGACGGCGTCATCGTCACAGAGGAGCGCATCATCTTCGCTTTAGGCGCGCAGAACGATCCACGCCGCATTGACTGGTGCGACCAAGAGAATAACACGCAATGGACGGCGGCTGCTACAAACCAAGCTGGCAACCAGATACTGGCAACCAACGGCAAAATCGTGACCGGCTCCAAAGTGCGCGGCGGTACGCTGATTTTAACAGACATCGATGCACACTTGGCGACATACTTGGGTCAGCCGTTTGTTTATCGCTTTGACCGCGTAGGCACCGGCTGCGGCGCTGCGTCGCAGGGCTGCGTTGTGCAAGTTGACGTTGGGGCAGTGTGGATGGGTCGAGACGGCTTCTGGGTTTACGACGGCGCTGTGCGTCCGTTAGAAAGTCCAATTGCTGACTTTGTGTTCCGGAATCTTAACGAAAGCCAGATCACGCGTGTGACGGCGTTCAACAACTCCAAGTATGGCGAGGTATGGTGGCTGTATCCAAGCGGAGACAGTAACGAGTGTAATCGCTACGCCGCGTGGAGCTATCGCAATAACACATGGACAATCGGTGAGCTTGACCGCACAGCGGGTACTGACGGAGGCATATTCGGGCAGCCTATTATGGTGACCGCGGACGGCTACGTTTACGATCACGAGGTTGGCTGGGATTATGGCGGCAATGATCCATACGCTGAGACGGGGCCAATTGAAATCGGGCAGGGTGACAACTTAGCCGTGATTACACGCCTCATACCTGACGAGCGCAACTTAGGCGACGTCACGGCGACGTTTACGAGCCGCCTGTACCCGAATGCAGATGAAAGCACGCACGGGCCGTTTACGCTGACCGCTGAGACAGACGTGCGATTTACTGGCCGCCAAGTGAAGCTAAAAGTGACGGGAGCCAAGAACAGCGACTGGCGTGTCGGCGACATGCGCGTTGACGTAAGGCAGGGGAGCAAGCGATGAAAAAGCTGCCCATCGCCGGCCCAACGTATGACTATAAGTTGGAAAATATCCGAAACAGTATCATTGAAGAAGAGTTAGCTCTTACGCATCGAAAGCTCGAAAACATTGAGCTTGGCGACGGTGACGTAATATTCACAGACGACAGCGGTAACCAGAAGACAGTACGAACGCTGCAAACGACAATTGATGACCCATCAACTGGTTTAAGTGCTACAGCAAGCGCCGTATCAAGTTTAAGTACCGATGTTTCTACGCTTGATGGCGAGGTTACGTCTTTAGCTTCTAGCGTCACAACGCTGTCGACTACAGTCGGCAGCAACACAACAAGCATCAGTACGAACGCTAGTTCAATTAATGGCATCGAAGGTAAGTACGCCGTTAAGATTAACAACAACGGCCACGTATCTGGCTTTGGCTTAATTAGCACGGCCAACAATGCGACGCCGACAAGTACGTTTACTGTTACCGCAGACGCGTTCAAGATTGTAGACACGAGCGGTTCAGCTACGCCTGCGGCACCATTTGAGGTTTATACTTCTTCGCGTACCGTGGATGGCGTGACGGTGCCCGCGGGCGTTTACATGGAGAACGCCAATATTACGTCTGCTCAAATTAAAACTTTGAGCGTCGACTTGATAAATATTGATAATGTCACGCTAGATACTTCTGGCGGAAATTTAATAGTTAAAAATGGTGGAATTGACACTACGCAAGTTGCAGCGAATGCTTTATCGGCGAGCGCGTCAGCTTATACTGCATCGGCAAGCGTGACGACGTCTGGCGGAAATGCTCTTTCAACCAATGTTTTAGCATCTACTGGGGAGCGTTTTTTAATAATTGGTCGTGTTGCTAGTATCACAACAACCACCACGAGTCATTACTTAGATCAGGCTATTGTTTATCTTAATAGCGCATCAACAGCTTATGTATATGATATTAATTCTGGAACATCGTCTAATACAAAAGGCGGATTTACTGTGGCCGGTGTAATCACAGCCACTGGGAGTGGCAGTTTACCAGTAGACTTTTATATGCGAGCAAGTGGCGGCACGATTACTTGTGGAAACGTGTTTATTAATGTGATTAGGCTGAAACGATGAAAAGTTATGTCATATATAACGCAAGTGGTGAAATTTTAAGAGCTGGCAGAAACGACAGCGATATTTCGCAAAGCAGTGAAGGTGAGTTCGAGCTAGAATGCGATTGGCCAGATAATCTTGAAAATTATGTAGTCGAAAATGGCGCATTAACGCTCAAAAGCCAGAGCGAAATTGAAAGCCTGCAAAATGCAGAAAACACACATAAGCTACGTTCAATGCGTGACAGCTTATTAACTGCTTGCGACTGGACGCAAGCCGCCGACAGCCCGCTCTCCGACGCCAAGAAAGCGGAGTGGGCGACGTACCGTCAGCAGCTCCGCGATTTACCCGCAAATACGACCGATCCTGCTAACCCAACATGGCCTACGCCTCCGTCCTAGCCAAATGAGTAATAATGTTATACAATTCAGGCAAACGCCAAATGTGAGGGTGTTACCGGCGATCCCAGAGTGCCTAGACGAGTTTCTGGATGACGCTATAAAGCTACTCACACCGGCGATACGACGTCAGGAGCATAACGCTACCGTTGAGGACGTCATTGAAGACATACGAGGTGGAGGTGCAGTCTTGTGGTGCATCTACCTAGAGGACAAGTTGACCGCGGCGCTGACGACATGCGTTGTGAAACACCCTCGAAGGACTACCCTAAAAATTGAGTTTATGGGCGGAACACGAATGGACGAGTGGATGGACGAAACGATCGCAACGCTCTCCGAGCTTGCAAAACGCGCGGAGCTAGATGGCATCGAGGCGGATGGCCGCAAGGGATTTGATAAATATGTAGGCGCGTCGCCGTTTCGCGAAGTCTACAGACACTACGAGATGGAGTTGCTCTAATGAGTACTACGAAAACCACAACAAGTAAGATGGATCCGATCCAGCAGAAATTTATGGAGGAGACGCTTCTTCCGTTTGCCCGTGAAATTGCTGGCACGCCATTCGAGACGTTTGAGGGTGAGCGCGTAGCAGGCTTTACGCCGACACAGCAGCGTGCATTATATGGATACGGTCAGCTCTCACTGCCAAGTGAACTGGCAACGGCATCTGGAATTGTGGAAGGCGTCGCGACGATGACGCCAGAAGAGCTATCAGCGCAGCGCGCGCAGTACGCGCAAGAGTACACCGACTTAATCATGGACCCAACGCGCGCACGTTTACGCCGCGAGCAAGACATCGCCCGCTCAACCGAAGCTGGCCAGATGACACGAGCGCTTGGCGGCGCAGGATTTGACTCGACACGCCGCGGCGTTGCCGAGGGTGAGCGCGAGGCAGCGCGTGACGTTGCAGTGCGTGAGCTAGAGGCGCGCATTGCGGGCCAAGGGCTCGACTATGGCACGCAGCGCCTAATGTCAGACATCGGCTTGCGCACAGGCGCAGCGGGTCAGCTTGCCGGACTTGGCATGACGGGCCTAGGGGCAGAGATCGACATATTGGGACGCCAGATGGGCGCAGGCGAAGCAGAAAGAGCGCTAGAGCAGGCGCGCTTGGATGTGCCTTACGAAGATTACCTTGCCGCAATGCAGTATCCGCTTACGCAGTTTGGCGTTCTTACTGGCGCTGGTCAGGCGTTCCCCGCGGGGATTGGCACGACGCGAGAAAAAACACCGCTGGCTGGAACATTGCTTGAAACTGGCGGTAAGGTTGCTGCCGCTTACTACGGTATGCCAGTGGCATAGGCGCGTAGACAATATAAGGAGACATACAATGGCTATGCCACGCGATCCAGTAACAGGTTTACCGTCGATACCAATTTTGGCTCCAGATGTTCCTGTTGATGAGCAGACAAATATATTCCCAAACGGCTTCCCAACTGCGGATGACCCGTCATTAACCGTTCCAACTGGCGATCCTTTAGTAGAGCCAATCCCCGCAACTATACCCGCAGGCGCACCACTTGTGGCAAATATGAACCCTAATGCAAAGGTTGAGCTGCCGCCAGCGATGAAAACGCTTACGCAAGCGATCCCTTCAGACCCGTTTGAAAACTTGTCGAAAAACCAAAGACGGGCATTGGCATTTATGGCTTTGGCGGATGCTGGTGCGTCAATACAAGGTCGAGAAGGCAAAAACTTTCAGACGCTTTTAGGTACCTACACTGAGCGCGCAGACATGGAGCGCAAGCGCCAAGCAGCCGTAGCACGTCAAGAGGCGTTGAAGTCTATGATGGGCGGCGCAATTCCGGCAGGCGCAGCAGGCGGAGACATGATTGCGCAACTTGAGGCGCGAAAGCAGGCGCTGCTTCAGCAGGCAATGCTGTACCCAGACATGGCGCCATCGTTAAAGCTGTCAATCGACGAAGTGAACGCGCAAATTGAGCGCCTACGCAAAGAAGAGTTTGCAAGCCAAGACACCGCGATGTCTGCGACCACAGTGCTGAATACCGTTGAGGATTTGGCTGATGCTGTCAAAGCTAATCCGAGCATCACCGGCCCTATCGGTATGATACTTGGCGTTCTTCCATTTACAGAGGCTGGACAAGCACGATTAACCGCTGAAACTTTGCGAGCGAACCTAGCGTTTGACGCGTTACGCAACATCAAGGCTGGCGGTGCAACGCTTGGTTCTGTTAGTGCTCCAGAGCTTGCACTACTTGAAGCTAAAGTTGCTAATTTAAACTTTAATAGAGGCCCAGAAGCGGTTCTTAAGTCTCTTGAAGAAGTAGATCGCTACTACAAACAGCTAGTCATAAACACGTACAACCGCGCAGACGATCCAAGTAAGCTAGACGACATCTTCGGTGGACGTCCAGCGTGGGCCGGCGGAGAGACACAAGAGCTTCCATCGTTCTCTTTTGAAAACGCGCCAATTGGCGAGTTAGTCGTCGACCCAGAAGACAACAAAGTCTACAAATTTTTAGGCGGTAATCGCGATAGCGCATCAAGTTGGCAAGAGGTGCAATTCTAATGGCTGGCCCATCATGGACTAAACAAGACAGCGAGGCCGCCCCTAAAAGCGGCCCATCGTGGACAAAAGAAGCGCAGGCAATGCCACCCGCAGGTGCAACTAAAGTCGTCACCGACTTTGGCGATGGCAGCTTTATCGTTGAGGGCACAAGCGGCCAGCCGACATTCGTTGACCAGATTTCCGGATATACAACATCGGACATTGCCAAGATTTCAGAGATTGCGAAGTCTAAGGGCGGACGCCAGCGCGCTGGTGACATCTACCGCGGTGAAGTCGCACAGGAGATCGCCGGAGAAATACCAACACGCGCGGCGTCTATGGCAAAAGGTATCCCGTTTGTGCGTGGATATGTTGAGCCTGCATTTGCTGGCGCACGCTCTATTGGGCAAGGCATATCGCCAACGACTGCGATGGACACGATCCGCGAGGCAGTTGCACGCCGAGAGCAGGAAGCGCCGAATACAGTAGCACTGTCACGCCTTGGCACAGGCATTGCCACAACGGCCGCCACGGCGCCGTCAATGACGGCTAAAACTGTCTTAGGCCGTACAGGTCAAGCGGCAGGCTATGGCGGCGCCTTGGGTACGCTAGAGGGGCTCGTAGGCGGCTTTGGTGAGGGCTTGTTTGCTCGTGATGGTGGATTTGACGAGGCAATGCAAACGGCAACGCGTCAGGCGGGCA